ATTGCGTCTAGCGTAATTACTTTGCCGGCAGGCACTTATTATGTAACAGCGGTAGCACCCGTTTATAGCCCGGGTTCGGTTCGTTGTCGTTTACAAAACACAACAGACGCAACAACAATAGGCAACGGAACTAACCAATCCATAAACTCGGTAAACAACAGCGCCGTAGCAGATATTGAATACTATTTTACGCTTGCCGCCTCAAAAAATATCGAGTTACAAACACGAGTTGCAAACAGCGTCGCAGTTGACGGCCTCGGTACTCGATGCAACTTCGGCGACACGGAAGTCTATTCTTCAATATCTATTACAAAGGTTGCATGATGGCTACACCAACGACAGCACAAATAAACGCCGAAATAGGCAACGCAACACGCGAACTAGCGCCCGGCACAACATGGAAATATAACGAACCCGGCGACGGCTACTACTGCCTTGAATGGATGGATGACCCAGCGCTACAGCCAACCGAAGCGGCAACAATGGCAAAGGCAACAGAACTTGCGGCAGCAGAACTGGGCTAAATATGCGGCCCTACTTTTTATGGTTGCAGTCGTAGCGGCGGTCTTAAATGGATGCGCCAGCACACGAGTCAACATTGAGCCGAACAGGTGCTTTACTAGGACGGCTTGCGATGTCGCCAGAGGATAAACACGCACGACTAATCCTTATCGTCGGCGTGACTATGTCAATAAGTTTCGCTGCAATCGTGCTCGGCTTTGTTTACGGCCTCCTATTTGTAAACCAGCCTCTCGAACAGGCCCCAAATGACGCCGCCTTTATAGACCTACTTTCAACCGTTGTTGTATTCTTAACCGGATCATTAGGCGGCCTACTTGCATCTAACGGAATGAAAAAAACAAAACAGACAGGAGCAACAGATGAAACCCAGCGATAAAGCAATGATCTCGACCTACATCAACAGCGCCATTGCAGCAGCAGTAGCGCTCTACATGTCAGGCAACACCGACCCGAACGACCTACTAGGTGCAGCCATCGCAGCAGTAGCACCACTCTTCATCGGCTACGTCAACCCAAAGAACAAGGCTTATGGCATCGGCAAAAACCCCGAAGCCTAAAGCCAAACCGCTTCCAATCGTCGGCGCACGGCCGTACACGGGCAACACGGACGGCGCATCACCAAAACGACGTGCCGGCATGGACGCCTTTATCAAAGAAGTCATTTGGTTAGGTCAGGGTGCTCTCTGGGATAACGGCTCTTATGGCGTGAGAAATATGCGCGGCAAAGAATCCCTATCAGTACACGCGACAGGCCGCGCCGTCGATCTCTCGTATCGCCCTAGCGCCAGCAAGAAACTTGCCAACCGTAAGGACGCGCTTGAAGCAATTGAGAAACTTTGCGCCAATGCGAACGATCTCGGAATTGAAATGATCATCGACTATTTCCCACAGCCGTTCGGTCGCGCGTGGAAATGCGATCGTCAAGCGTGGAGCAAATACAGCAAGCCGACAGTCACGGGCGCACCCGGCGGAGACTGGTTCCACATCGAGATCACACCACAGGCGGCAGACTCCCCAATCTTCGTCAAAGCCGCATTTCTAAAGGCGTTCGGGGAAATCCACCCCTACTAGGCAAGTCTTGGCTAAGGTCGGAATACCGACGAAAGGCCATTCTATGACCGATCCACAAATCTTCGACTATCTGGTGCTTAAGACAGTTCTTGACAACGGCCAAGAAGTACTTGTGCAAATCTTCATGAACGGCGGATCCGAGGCGCAATACCTAGCCGGCCGAATGTCCTTCAGGACAGCCACGGGCGACTCATGGTCACCACCCTACGAATTGGAGAAACAATGATTACAGCCCCACAAATCATCATCAGCGTCATCGGTAGCCTATGGGCGCTTACGGCGTTCCTAGGCGTTGCTAGGAGCCTCCCAGAGCCTTCTGAGATGCCACCCGTGGAAGTTGTCGTGCCGGCATCAGTCCCCATCACGACCACCACGATTACGACGATCGCCACGTGTGACGACGCGCTACAACTGGCCCTTGATCTTGGCTTCCCAGCCGACCAATTGTCAACGCTCCAACTTGTGTTACATCGTGAGTCGCGTTGCCTAGCCCATGCATTCAACTCTGACGATCCGAACGGCGGCTCATACGGCCTCACCCAGATCAACGGCTTCTGGTGTTTACCTAATTCCCAATGGCCCATCGGATGGCTTCAAGAGAAAGGCATTTTGGAAGAATGCTCCGACCTATTTAACGCAACAATCTCACTTCGTGCTACCCATGCCATATACCTAAACTCAGGTTGGAATCCTTGGAGGACTGCAAAGTGAACGAAGCGCCCTATCCCGAAAGCGGCATCAGCGAAGAAATGCGAAAACAACTATTCGCATTCATTGACGAAATACTTGTACCCCATCCGCACGTTGATCTCATTAGACGTGTACGCGCACTACGCAACTCGCTCACATTAGAAGTACCGATGCCGCTTTACGACATCACCACACTCGACAAAGTAATCCAAGCATTGGAGGCGCACTCATGACTGACCTATTCCATCCTTCACTCCCATACAACGGACACTCAGGCCACGTTGCCGGCTCAGAAACATCAAAGGCTCGCGCAATCTCCGAAGACGCATCAGGCGTCACGGCATCACGTCAAAAGCAAATACTGGAAGCGCTTCAAGGATGCAAAGTCGGCTACACGTGGAAAGAACTAGCAGGCAAACTAGGGCTACATCACGGCCAAATATCGGGCGCACTCTCAGCGCTACACAAGGACGGCTGGGTGTTTGCTCTTAAACGCGAGCGCAACGGATCGCAAATCTACATGCATTACGGCTACCGCGACGAACACGGCGCCGCCATGCGACTTGACTTCCCAGCGGTCACACGCTCAAGCGTTAAGAAAGCAGCAATTGACGATCTCGCTAAGGCCGTAGAAGTGTTCTTAGAGACGCGCACATTCCAGACAGAGGATCAACTTCGCGCCGCGTTCAACGTGTACAATTCGCTCACTCATACCGACTAAAGGACACCCGACATGGCATTCGATCTCAGCAACTACGAAACGGTAGAAGATCGCCTCATCCGATTCTGGGCAGATCACCCGAACGGACGCATCGCCACGTCACTCATCGCGCAAGATGGGGATCAAGTGATCTTCCGCGCCGAAGTGTTCTTTGAGTTCATAGACACATGGCCAAAGGCGACAGGGTACGCCGAAGAGATCCGTGGCTCATCGCCAGTCAATAAGACCGCGCACATTGAAAATTGTGAAACATCAAGCATCGGCCGCGCGTTGGCTAATGCCGGCTACGCGACACATGGCAAACGGCCGTCACGCGAAGAGATGTCCAAAGTGTCCCGGACGGGGAGTCCCTCAAAGGATGAGACCCACGCCTCCTCGTCTGGGCAATTTGCTACACCTAAACAGATTGGCTTTCTAAAGGCCCTAGCGCGAGGTAAAGAACTTAACGACCTTGACCTACTGGAGTTCATTCATGCCACGCTAGGCGTCTCAGACGTCGTCCTAGAGACGCTTACAGGCGCACAAGCCTCCACGGTGATTGACCGACTCAAGTGATTAAGTTTGACGCTTCCGACCCTTATGCAGCACGTCTGAGAGATCAGCATTATCAGATCCAAGACTTGCTCATCAGCATCGACGAACTTAAAGCCCAAATTACATTCTTAACACTTGAGCGCGACGTGCTTATTGAACAGGGGAAAACATGACATTGGAAGAAATGATTAGCGCCATTGAGCGGTTACAGGCTGTTTACAATTTAATGGTTGAAGAAGATCAGCGCGAAGCAAGACAGTATGTGCGTTGGGCCATCAAAAACCTTGCAGACAAAACGTACATGGCTGCCTTGTGACCGAATCAGACTTCCAGAAAATCGTGATCAATTTGGCGAAGATGCACGGATGGCTAGTGCATCATCCCATGCCGGCTATGAACAAACGTGGCGTCTGGGCTACTCATGAACTAGGCGATCACGGCTTCCCAGACCTTGTGCTCGCGCACCCTAAAGGGCGTGTTATATTCGCAGAACTTAAAAGCGATAAAGGCAAGATCTCACCGCTTCAATCACGATGGATTACAACGCTTGAACAAGGCGCCGTCGTATGGGTATGGCGTCCAGCGGATCTCGACTTTATTGCTAACTATCTAAAACTACAAACTTCATAATTCTCACGACCTAAGCCATTCGCACGGCAGTTGGTAACACACGGGAACGTGGGTAGATCGTCGCGTCCTGAAACATGCAACACGAAATGCGTTAGGCGAAGCGACGAAGCGAGCCGTAAACATAATCGGCTAGGTAGTGCAAGGGTACGGAGTGAGTGCATCCCGTGGGTGAGCATTACCGCATTAGGCTTTACCGTGCCGGCATGACATACCGTTAACAAACCCAACTCAACAGACTCGAGCCCGACATGATGAACTACTACTACTCGCGACAGCAAGGCGCTTGCGCCGCGCTAGCCCAAGCCAAAGGCGCGGGAGCATGACACGTCCACGCTCGGAGTACGACACAAAGGCATACAAAGACGCAAGGCATCAACTTCTACGCGACGAACCATTGTGTCATTGGTGCCAGAAGAATAAAGCAACGGAGGCCGATCATCTCGTTGAGCACGATGCAGGAGGCTCGATAGCAGACGGACTTGTGCCGGCTTGTAAGCCATGCAACTCATCACGTGGAGCAACATACAAAAACAAAAACGACGCGATGCGAATACAAAAACGAAATGCGACACAAAATAGTTTTTTATACAGAAGTGAAACGCCCCCGAGCCCCATCCAACTCTTTACCAAGAACGGCGGCAACCAGCCAGAACCAGCGGCGATCGCGCATGACCGGCCAAGACTGGAAACGATTAGCCCGGACGGAGTCGGATCGTGGGCGGCAATTGTGGGGGACATAGCCTCCGAGTACTTAGGGCTAACGATGCTTCCTTGGCAGATGCACGTATTGGATCAGATGCTTACTTTTAATGCGAATCAAGATCTTGTGCATAGGTCGAGCCTTGTGTCGGTAGCCCGTCAGAACGGCAAGACCACAGTCATTCAAGCGCTCATTCTGTTCTGGCTAATTGAGATGCCAAAGATTCGTGGCCAGCGACAAACAGTTGTCTCGCTGTCGCACCGTCTCGATCTTGCATGCATGCTCTTTGAGGAGATCGCTCCAATCCTAGAGAAGCGCTGCGGCGCCAAGGTCATTATGTCCTACGGCCGTTATCAGGCGACAATGCCAGACGGCTCAAAATGGTATGTTAAAGCCGCACGTCCTTCGGTCGGCCACGGCATGACAATTGACTTGGCAATTATTGACGAATTGTTTGACGTCTCCGACGAAGTAGAAGCAGGACTCTTGCCGGCTCAACGCGCTAGGCGCTCACCCTTGACCGCCATGTTTTCCACGGCCGGCACGGAGGCTTCCAAGTTGTTCATCCGTCACCGAGAAAATGCGCTACGCCTCATTGACCTTAAGAAGCCTTCGTCGTTCTACTTCGCCGAATGGTCGCCCGAGCCTTCGCTGGATCCTTTGCATGAGGCGTCGTGGTATTGGGGCAACCCAGCAATCGGACACTTCCTAACGATCGAGACTTTGCGCCAAGAATCCGAAGGCCCCGATCGAGCACTCTTCTTGCGCGGCTCCCTAAACATGTGGGTCGCCTCCGCAAACTCTTGGATCCCACACGGCCTATGGCCCGACTTGCTCTACGACGGAGTAGTCCCTCCCGGCGGAGTCGTCGCCGTAGAAGCCTCAATGGATGACACCAGATACTTTGCCACCCGATCCGTTCCTCTAGGCGATGGCCGCGTCGTGAACTCCGTGGCGTTTACGGCCGAGACACAAAAAGAACTACTGGAACACCTAGCCGAAATTGCCAAAGATCCAGCCGTCAAGTTTGCGTTCTCCCCGACAATCGACGTGCTAGTCAACTCTGCCACGTTTGACCGCCGCCGAATAGTCGTCGGATACGGCGAGATCTTGAAGTACACGCCAGTTGTCAAAAACATGATCCACGAAATGCGGCTCGTTCACACGGGAGAAGCCATGCTCTCCGAACACGTCCAACGCGCCGTCCTAGTCCGAACCCAAGGCTCAATCGCCGTCTCATCCCAAAAGTCACCCGGGCCAATTGAGTTATGCCGCACCCTGATCTGGTCGGCAACATTGGCCTCACAAAACCGCGTCACCCAAAAGCCTTCACTAGTCATCGTTCCCAACTAGCATCCTCTCGGCAGCCGTTCGTGAGCCCTACCTTTCGTCGGGATCGGAAACGCCTCCGAGCGGTTGCCACCATAAACGCGCCAAGTGTGTCATGCTCTAGGGATGGGATTATTTGATCGCAAAGTAAGCAAGGCTGCTATCTCGCCGCCGCCGGCTAAAGCCGCAGCCGCAGGCGCAGGATTAAACTACGCATCAAACAATGCCGGCGTCTCAATGATCGGCCAGTACTACACGTACCAAGAAGGCGAAGCGCGCAACCGTGCAGTACAAGTTGCCGCGATAAATAGGAGCCGCGATCTTATGGCATCGGTCATCGGATGCATGCCGCTCCGCTCTTACGTGGAGCAATGGAACGGCGAATACATGGAGAAGATCTACACCGCTCCTCGATCATGGTTGCGTCGGCCAGATCCCGAAGTGCCTTACAATTTTCTTATGTCGTGGACGTTTGACGACTTGTTCTTCTTTGGCCGCGCGTTCTGGTACATCACTTCACGCACCGCCGACGGATACCCAGCATCGTTTACACGTCTTCCAGCCGGCAGCGTCACAACGCAAGACATGGCAGGCCCCGTGTGGTTTGCACCGTCAAAGGCCGTCTACTTCCAAGGTGGCGAGATAGATCCTTACAACCTTGTACAGATTCTTAGCCCGACGCAAGGACTGATCTATTCGGGAACGCAAGTCGTAGAGACAGCGTTAAAGATTAACGACGCACGCACACGCAACGCATCGTCAAGCATTCCAGCCGGCGTACTTAAACAAACTGGCGGCGAACCGTTAAGCGCACAAGAACTAGCCGATCTTGCCGCGTCGTTCAACGCTGCACGCGCAACAAATCAAACCGCCGCGCTCAATGAGTTTCTATCGTACGAACCAACAACAATGAGCCCAGACAAAATGCTTCTCATTGAATCAGCAAACTACAGCGCCCTCGAAGCCGCCCGTCTTTGCAATGTCCCACCGTATCTTGTAGGTGTATCAACCGGATCATATTCCTACCAGTCATCCCAGCAAGCACGCGCCGACCTTTACATCTTTGGACTAAAAATGTACGCAGAAGCAATTGCGGCCGCACTTTCCATGGACAATGTTCTTCCACGCGGAACCTACGTCGAGTTTGACGCAGAGTCTTATTTAGAAGAGAACTACATGGCCGACAAAGCCGACGAACCAACCATCCAAGAAAACACTCAAGAAGGATTAGCCAACCGATGATCAAACTAATTGCAGGAGACTTCACGCTTGACGCCGCCGCAGGCGACGCACCACGCCGAACCATCTCAGGAATCGCGGCGCCGTATAATGTTGACGCCACAGTTTCGGATGGAACTACCGTTCGCATCTTGCCGGGCGCCCTCCCAACCGAAGGCAAAGCCCCACGACTCTTCATGTACCACGACGCATCCCAGCCAGTAGGCGTTGTCACGGAGCGCGTAGACACTCCAGAAGGCATGCTCTTCACCGCCAAGATCAGCGCAACATCTCTCGGAAATGACGCGCTCGTTATGGCCGGCGACGGCACCATTGACCAAGTCTCAGTTGGGATCAACCCAGTTAAGTTCTCGTACGACGAAGACGGAACCATGGTGATCGAGTCTGCTATTTGGCAGGAATTGTCGCTTGTCCCCATCGGCGCATTTGGAGACTTTGCACAGATCACCAAAGTCGCGGCCAGTATCCACCAGCCCGAAGAAGAAATCAGTAATAATGAAGAACAAGAACCTCAACAGGAGAACCCAATGTCCGAATCAGTAGCAGCACCAGTCATCGAAGCCACCATCCCAACCGC